ATACGGACAGTCTCGGCAACATTGTCGGTTTCTACCCACTTAACTTTTCGCAGGTTGAATTTGTGGAAACGCAAAAGGAAGTCTATTGCCGTTTCCGCTTTATGGGTGGCGAACTGTTAACGGTGCCGTATTCGCAAGTACTTCACCTTCGACGCTTCTTTTATAGAAATGACCTGTTTGGCGAACCAAATGAGAATGCGATCTTGCCGACGCTTGAACTGATTAACACGACGAACGAAGGTCTTATCAACGCAATCAAGTCCTCTGCTTTTTTGCGTGGATTGCTGAAATTCCAGTCCATGTTAAAAAAGGACGACATGATTGCCCAACGGGACGCATTCGTTAAGGACTACCTAGATATTACCAACAACGGCGGTATTGCCGCAACCGATGCAAAAGCGGATTACATCGAATTGAAAAACGATCCGAAAATGGTTGACCCAGAACACATGAAATTTATTCAAGACAAAGTCTACAAATATTACGGTGTGTCCGAAGCCATTGTGAAATCAGACTACACCGAGGACCAATGGAACTCTTTCTATAGTTCTGTGATTGAGCCTTTTGCCTTGCAGTTGTCACTAGAAATGACATCTAAACTGTTTACTGCGCGAGAACGTGGTTTTGGCAATGAAATTGTTTTCTCGGCGAGTCGTCTGCTTTACGCATCGAATGAAACCAAAATCACCATTTCCAAAGAATTACTGCCGCTTGGTATCTTTACGATCAACGAAATCCGTGAGGTTTGGGAAGCGGAACCGGTTGAGGGCGGAGACATTCGCGTGCAGACGCTTAACGTAGTCAATGCGGACAAAGCCGACCAATATCAGCTCGGTGAGAAACCACAACCAAACGGAGGTGACTCTGACGATGCCAGTGACGAACTTTCCCAAACAGGGCGGGGACAAGACAGTCAGCCTAGCGAATAGCGAGTACAAACTGTTTCCACTGGGCTACGCAGAGAACCTGAAAGAGAACTACCCTTCGATCTGGTCAAAGGGTGGGAACATACAGGGAAACGACACATACCGTGTTTTATTGGACGTTCGCAAGAATGGCGGCGAGTTATCCGCCAACGAAGAAAAGATCATTCGGATGCGTGAAGCGTGGAGCGCACGCCATTACGAAAACAAAAATATCGCCGGGGTCATTGCCCAAGTAAAGTGGCACATGGTCGGATCGAGGGGAGTTGAGTACATGAAAAACTTAATCGAAGATGAAAAGAAAAAAGTGGACGAAAAGAGAAAAGAACGGGAATACCGCCGTTTCGAATCTTTTGAAATCCGTACTGCGCAAGAAGAAGGAAAAAATGGTATGTTTGTCGAAGGTTATGCTTTAACTTTTGAAGATTCTACCGTATTATTTGAATCACAGGGAGTTCAATACCGTGAGCTAATCAGTCGCGGCGCATTGGCCAACGCTGATATGTCTGATGTCATCTTCAACTATGACCATACAGGCAAAGTCATGGCGCGTACACGGAACAAAACCCTCGAACTGATGGTGGATGACCGTGGGTTGTACATCCGTGCCGACCTGAGCGGTACCGAAGAAGGTCGCAAGCTCTACGAAGAAATTCGTGGTGGCTATGTTGATAAAATGTCGTTTTCATTTATTGCTAGCGATAATGAATACGATAGAGAAACCCGCACCAGAAAGATCAAAGGCATCAAACGTTTGATTGACGTTTCGGCGGTGTCCGTTCCTGCATATCAAACGACAAGTATCGCTGCACGCAGTTTCTTTGAGGCGGAGGCCGAAATGGAACGCAAAGTGGACACTGAGCGGCGGAAGCGACTACAACTACAATCATTTATTATTGGAGGTATGAAGGACTATGAAGCGTTTAGCTGAAATCGAGCAACGTGCCCAAGAGATCCACGCGATGTTGGGCGGGGAAGACGAAATCGATATGGAAGCGGTTCAAACTGAACTTCGCTCCCTTGCTGATGAAAAATCCAAGATCGAACAACGTATGCAAGTACAAAAAGACCTGAGCGACGGCATGTTAACAGGCAAAAAAATCGAAATCCCACAAGTTAAGGAGGAACGCAAAATGTCCGTAGAAACTATGAAAATCGAGGAAGTATTGGCTTCCGCAGAGTACCGCAGTGCGTATTTCAAAAACCTTCAAGGTAAAGAGTTGAATGACGTTGAAAAACGTACATTGACTACAGCAGCAAACTCAGTTGGTGCAGCAGTTCCGACAATCACACAAAACCAAATCATCGACAAATTGCGTCAGTACTCCATCTTGTACCCGCGCATTGGCGTAGTAAACGTAGCTGGCAACGTAACATTGGTTGTTGCTAACGCGAAAAACGCTGCTGCATGGAAAGCAGAAGGAACAAACGGTACTGCTGCTGATGACACCGTAACTTCCGTGACACTCGGCGGTAACGAAATCATCAAGTTGGTAGAGATTTCCGCAAAAGCAAACGCAATGACAATCGACGCTTTGGAGTCCTACATCGTGGACGAAATCGCTCGCCAATTGGCTATTGCATTCGAAAATGCAATCTTGAATGGTACTGGTTCTGCAAATGACCAACCACAAGGGATCTTGACTGGTATTACTTGGACTGCTGGTACAAACATGATTAACTGGTTGGCAACCAGCGTTGTTTCATATGATAACATCGTTGATGGTTTGGCTTTGTTGCCAACACTGTACCACCAAAATGCAGTATTCGTAATGAGCCGTAAAACGTTCTGGTCCGGTATCAAAAAAATCAAAGCAACAGACGGAACACCATTGATGACTTACAACCCACAAGACGGCGTGAAATTCTCCATCTTGGGTTACCCAGTATTGGTTGACGACTACATTGCTGACGATGTGATTTTGCTCGGCGACCTGAACTACTACAAATGGAACAATGCTGCTCCAGTTGCTATCGAATCCAGCCGTGAAGCTGCATTCATCTCAGGCAAAACAGTTTACCGTGGTATGGCTGTTGCAGACGGTAAAGTGGCATTGGCAGAAGCATTCGTGAAAATCTCCAAAACTGGTCTATAATTTAGGTGGTGAGTGACAATGGCAATGCTTGACGACGTAAAGGACGCATTGCGCTTGTCCGGTACCGATCTTGATACCGAAGTTAGTGACCTGATTAGCGCAGCCCGGCAGGATCTTATCTTGTCGGGTGTGCTAAGTTCAATCGCTAATGTGGATAACAATGCGTTAGTCAAACGTGCGATCATTCTTTACTCAAAGACGCATTTTGGGTGGGATAACCCCGAAGCTGTTCGCTTCCAGACCGCTTACGACACCTTAAAACGCCACCTGACATTGAGCGAGGACTTCACGGTCGCGCCGTAGGGAGGGCTAATTATGCGAGCTGATATGCGCTCTAAGATCACGTTCCGTACCAGATTACATTCCTTGGTACCTGCATCATCGCTGTATCCGTCCCTGTCTAGTTTTCCGTACAACCAACAGGACAGCTACGGCGAGGAACTGGACTGGGCTGATTTTCAAACGGTATGGGGTAGCGTGGAACCTTTGCTTGGTAAAGAGCTGTTTGCGGCAGAGACAATCAACAGTAACGTCCAGATTAAATTCCGCTGCTATTATTTTCAGGGACCAAATGAAAAGATGCGCATTCGGTACGCTAATCAGGAATATGAAATTTTGTCTGCTGTTAATGTCAAAAACTTGAATCATGAATGGCTATTCTACTGCAAGCGAGTTGAAGCGTGATGAGTAAACCTCTGATGAAAGCAACCTTCAAACTTGATGACGCAAAGAAGATAGCGGATAAATTTGCGCAGTTGGGTGAAATGTCGCAACGATCCGTGCAACGAGCTGCCCGAAAAGGTGCAACCTTTACGCAACGGCGTGCAAAAGCAGAAGCCCCTGTGGATCTGGGGAACCTTAAAAAAGGGATACGGATTTATGGGGAGCGCACAACCAAGAAAGGTAAAAAGGTCTACATGGTCGTTTTTGCACGGTCCATGAACCATATCTTTCAAAAGTTCAACGCCGAAGCACGGGCAAAACTACTCGCGGGTCAAAAAGCGAATCCATCTACCTATTACCCAGCCAGCCAAGAGTTTGGTTGGCGTGCGGTAAACGGCAGAAAGATCCCCGGCAAATTTTTCATGAAACGTGCCGTCGCAGACAACCGAGAACGAACAAGCCAAATCATGTACGATGAACTGGACCGACAATTGGTCATCCTCATTAAGAAAAAATTCAATCGATAAGTGGTGTGGTGACATGGACTTTGAACAAGCGCTCCGAGCGGAATTGGCAACACTACCCGGCTTAGCAAATAAGGTGTTCCCGCAATTCGCTACGGAGGGCACCAAGCCACCTTTCATCGTCTATCAGAAATACCGTACCGACTATGTGAAAACATTGGACGGTACACAGTTTTTGCGAGATGGTTTCTATGAGTTCGACATCTTAACGCCGACTTATGCCAGCTTGCAACAGAACTACACAAGTCTAGTCACTCTGCTACAATCGTTCGTCGGTCGGAACATAGGCACCAACGGTCCGTTTGTCCAAAACATGCGGATTGAAGATGTGGTTGAAAACTACGAACGGCAGATGGACTGGCACAGGATGAATGTTGAAGTAAAATTCTATTTCTAAGGAGTGATTATAGTGGCAAACGCAGCAATGGGAACGAAACTTCGCATCGGCTTGAACGCCATTGCCGAGCTGACTGAAATCGGCGGTATGGACATCGCGCAAGACACGATTGAAGTATCCACACTTGATTCAAGCTGGAGACAATTTATCGGCGGCATGAAAGACGCTGGCGAGATCAGCATCACGGGCTTTTTCGTACCGAGTGACACACTTGGACAAAAAGCACTGTACGACTCATTAATTGCTGGTACGGTACTGACGTACTCCATCGTATTCCCTTCGCCACTTACGGCACAATGGGATTTCTCGGCGGTTGTTACGAAATTCACAACCGGCGCTTCGATGGAAGATGCGATCAGCTTTGAAGCAACATTGAAAGTGTCAGGCACACCAGCACTTGGAATCACTGCTTCTGCCGGTGCTTCGGCATTGAGCTTTACTGGTGGCACGTCCCCAGTGTTCGCACCAACTTTTGCGAACGGTGTTGGCAACTATGCTTTCACATTCACAACAGCGGCTTCGGTCACGTTGACTGTGACAGCAGCGAACCACACCATCCAATTGTTTGTTGACGGTGCATTGTCGCAAACATTGACCAGCGGTTCACCTTCTGCGGCAATCGCTTTTGCAGCAGGACAATCGAAAAAACTTGACGTTGTGGTATTCGAAGCGGGCAAAGCGGCTAAATACTATGAAGTTATCGCAGTGCGCACGACTTAATAAACACGCAAAAGCCCCAAACGTTCGAAGCGATTGGGGCTTTTGTTCTATCGACCATCTGAGAGGGGAATCATTATGGTATCTGTTCAATTGGACAAAATTCGTTCGTTTCGCTACGGCATGAAAGCATTATCTCGCATCGAAGGTTTACTGGGTGTTCCGGTTTCAAAATTGGATTTTGACAATTTGACGCAGTTGCATTTGGCGACCATTATTTGCTGTGGATTTATGCACGAAGATCCAGACTTAACACCTGACAAGGTCATGGATCTGATCGACGAGCATTCCAGCCTTGTTGAAATCACAGCGGCAATGGGCCAAGCCTTTACCGAAGCATTTGGCACAAAAACCGGCAAAGGTGAAAAGGGAAAGTAACAGAATCGGAGCAAGCGGGTTCAGAGCTTGACCGATACAAGGAAGTGGCTTTTGAAATCGGCATGACTGCGGCGGAGTACTACGACAGTACTCCCGCTGAGATCGGTATGAAAGTCGAAGTGTACAATCGAAAGCAACAACAGCACCACGATGAAATCATTACGACTGCATACCTATCAGCGTACTACAACCGAGT